CGCCGCGCCATGTAGGGGGCGCGAGTCTTGCCGTCCTTGCCACGGCGGGGCGTGATGAGCCGCCAGTCCTCTGCACGGCCGGCCACCTTCGGGGCGCGCTCAGCGAGCTCCGCCTTCTGAGCGGCGATGATGTCGCTGCCCGAGTCCCGAAGCTCGCGACGGAGGCCCGTCGCGAGCTTCGGCTCGATCGACTTGAGGAACGCGAGGACCTCTCGCACCGACGTCGTGTCGACGTCGAACTCGAGGTTCGCGTCCATCAGAGCGCGGTGTCGGCGGTGCGCACGGCGACGTACAGAGCGTGCGCCGCGGCGAGCCCGTCGAAGCCGGTCCAGTCGATCGACTGCGTGATGACGTCGCCGCCGTTGGACTTCGGAAGCTCGCCCTCGAGGCGGATGTCGGGGACGACGACCTGCAGCGTCGGCTTGTTGCCGGCGGTGATATCGGTGTTGGCTTGGAAGGTCGCCACGATCGAGAGGGGCGTCTGCGACATGACCGCGTCGCGGAACGTGGTCGCGTCGTACTCGGCCGTGACCTTGCCCTTCACCTCAGCGATGCCGACCGCGGGCCGGCGGGTGCGCTTGCCCTGACCGCCGAGGTTGAAGCCGCCGCTGTCGAGCTTGTTGTCGACCTGGATCGTGAAGTCGCGGATGTCCGCGACGGACGTTCCGCCGGCGGCGAGCGCGGTGGTTGTCGGGACGGTGACCGCGCCGCCGACCGTGATCGAGGCTCCGACGAAGCTGAAGAGCTCCTGCGTGGCAGGGTAGCTGGGGGTGGCGTAGGCGACGCTGGTGTCGATCTCCTTGCCGAGCCACGAGCTCTTGAGCTTGAGGACGTCGCTGGATACCGAGAGCTCGAAGCTCGACGCGACTGCGCCGCGGATCGTGTACGCATCGACGGTCTCCGCGCCGAGGCGGGGGACGCCCTTCTGGATCGTCGCCGACGGGAGGTAGTCGCTCTTGATCAGGGTGAAGAGCTGCTGGTAGAGGCCGGTCGAGACGAGCGTCGACGAGGCGGTTCCGAAGAGCAGCTCAAGGAACGTGCCGAGCCCGCGCGAGGGCACCTCAAGCTCGACGTCACCCTTCGCACCGTCCTTGACCAGGACGCGTCGGCCAGAGCGGGCGAGCCGCGAGCCGGGGCGGAGCCCGTTGCCCTGGTAGTAGGTCGCGTCTCGATCGAAGGTCTCGCTCGTGAACTCGAGGAAACGGTCGACCGTGACGCCCGTGCCGAACGTCGTTTCCTTCTTGAAGCCGATCGAGCAGTCCGCCTGGATCGTCATGCCTGTGCCTCCTGTGCCTGGTCGGGAGCGGCGATCGCCGCGGCGATGTCGGCCTTCGTCTTGAGGCCGGTGGTGTCGACGTCGAGCGCGTCGGCGAGCGCCTTGAGGCCGGCGAGGGTGCTCGGCATCTCGGCGACCTGGTAGATGTCGCTCTGCCGCAGGAGGGACTTGGCGATGTCGTCGGGAACCTCGAACGCGGTTTCCGGGTCGACGGGGCCGAGGACCTCCGGGATCTGCAGCGGGCCGAGCGGGCTGCTGTGGATGAGCTTCACGTGGACTCCTTAGCGGGTGATGCGGACCTTCGCGGTGAAGGTCGCTTCGATCTCGAGCAAGCGGCCCTGCGCGAGGTTCTTGACGGGGGTGTAGCCGAAGGTCTCGTAGCCGGTGAGGAAGCACTCCCGGCATGTTCCGTCGAGTGTCGTGTTGGTCTGGCGGACGTAGTACTCGAGATCGCGCAGGAGTCCGAATGCCGCGTCGTGGACCGGCTTGTCGTCGACGTCTCCCGCGGACGCGACGCTGATCACGACGGTCAGGTCGAGGGCCTCGTCGCGGGACCGGTTCGAGGCCGAGAGGGGACCCGTCTCCTGGCGGGACTTCACGTCGAGGAAAGCGATCGCCTGGTTGCGGTCGCGGTTCTCCACCGAGATCCCGAACATGACTGAGACCACATCGGGGTCGAAGAGACTCTTCGCGTTCTCGTAGAAGCGGGTCTTGACGGCGAGGCCGGCTGTCGCGGTGTCGGTCATGCGAACCCGCTTCCAGCGCCGGGGGCGCAGAGCTGGCGGACGCGACGGGGGATCGCGTACTCGTCGGTCATGCCGGGGTCGGTTCCTTGCGCCATGGCGAGCACGCCGGCGTCCTCGGACTGCTTGCCGTTCTGCACCCACCACCGCACGAGCTCGCGTGCGGCGAGCTGCAGGTTCTGGGGGACGGTGGCGTAGCCGACGGTGACGTCGACCTCGACGTTGCGAGTGCCCTGGTTGAAGGTGCGGCCGGCGCCGGCGTAGATGATCCCGGCGTCGGCGTCGACGACGTGTCCGCTCCACGCGGTGCCGTCGACGCGGACTGCGGTCACGGCGGCCGCGTTGGCGATGCGGCCTCTGAGGAGCACGGCGCTCTTGCCGCCGTCGGCGAGCATCGTCGCGGTCTTCTGCAGGACGGGGCCGTGCAGCTGCTCGATGATGGGCGTCGCGGCCTGGATGTAGGCGTCGATGTCCGCGTCGCGGGAGGCCACAGATCCCCGGTACTGAAGGCCTTCCAGCGCGTACTCTCGCGTGATCAGACCTCCCGCGACGTCGGTCACTGGTCGCCGTCCCCGCGGGTGCTGCCGCCCTGGGTGGGCGTCGCGTCGACGGGGGTGATGTCCTCGCCGTGCTGGCGGGCGCGCTGGCGTGCCCACCCGGCGAGCTCGTGGTGGCCGGCTTCGGCGGACCGGTCCGCCAGCTTGGTGTAGCTGTCGTTGCGGTTCGGGTCGGCGATGAGCTCGTCGTAGTTGTCGGCGAGCCATCCGGGGATGTCGTAGACACGGTCCTCTTCGAGGGGCGCCTCCTCGGCCGGGGCGAAGACGGGGATGTCGTCTGCCGGCGGGTTCGGCTGCTGGTCGTCGCCAGCGGGCGGCTGCGCCTCGTTGGGGGTCTCGGGCGGCGTCTGCTGCTGCTCGTCGCCGGCGGGCGCCTGCGCGTCCTGGGCGGGCTTGCGAGGGGGCATGGGTGATCTCCTTTGGATCGGGTGTCGACCGGGGTGGGGCGTCCCGCCCGCCCTCCGCGCGGATGAGCGGGCGGGACGCGGTCACGTTCAGAACGTGGGTGCGACCAGGCCGAAGCCGGCGGTGCCGGCGTTGCCGCCGATGACCGCCGTCGCCTTCGGGAAGCGGGCCGCGGTGAACGCGATGTAGCCGTAGGCCACGAGCTTCACCGTGAGGTTGGCGCCGAGCGTCTGCTCGAAGCGGAGCTGCGCGGGGCTCGCGCTGTCCTCCCAGAGCAGGTGGTCGGAGAACCGGGCGACGATCACCTGGTCCTCGGGGCCGGTGCCGACCGAGGTCGGGACCGACGCGTCGGTGACCACCGGCAGCGCCTGCAGGACACCCGAGGGAGTCACCGCGACCACAGCCGGCATCTCCCCGTCGGCGGCCGCGATGACGTTCATCGGGCCGTTCGCGGTCGGCAGCACGAGCGGCCGGCCGGACGCGTCGAGCTGCGACGTCAGCCACGCCCAGCGGCGGGGGTGCATGACGATGGCTTCGGGCGGCAGGAACCGGCCCGTCTGCACATCGTTGATCGCACCCGACACCTTGGAGTAGAACGTCGCGATCGTCGCGGCCGCGGTGAACGCGGGCTCCTGGGTGATGCCGGCGGTAGCCAGGATACCCAGGGCGCGGCCGCCCGTGCCGGTGCCCGACAGGACCTCCACGTTGACGGCGACCGCGTAGGCGGCCGCGAGGTCGGCGAAGATGATCTCGTCGACGCCGATGCCGCGCTCGATCGACTGGCGGGAGACGTCCTGCTGGCCGGCGACCGTGACCACCGGAACGGTCACGTCCGCGAAGGTCGCGTCGGTGTTCGACACCGCCGAGTTCTGCGTCGCCTGCACAGCAGCGCTGACGCCGGTCGAGCCGCGCGGGACGACCACCGACATACCCGTGGCCGGCAGCGGCAGACCACGCACGATGTTCGCGGTGGGGCGGCCGGCGCGGGCCACAGCCGCGTACTGGTCGACCAGGTACTGCGGGGGCACGAGGCCACCGAGACCGGTCGTGGCGATCGCGCGCTCGGAGAGCTCGCCCTGCTCGACGCGCGCCCGGGCCTCCTGCTCGTGCTTGAGCAGCCGGGCCTGGACCTCCTGGCCCGGCATGCCGGACTGTGCGGCCAGCATGTCGCGGAAGAACGAGATGCCCTCGTTCGACTTCGCCCGCGAGTAGACCGTGTCGCGATCGTTGGTGCGAGCCGCCTGCGTGCCGCCCGTCGGGATCACAGCGCCGGGCTGGCGCTGCTGGGCGGCGCGGGTGGCTTCGGCATCCGCGTCGCGCTCGGCCTCGACCTCCGCGATCTGCGTGTCGAGCGCGGCGATCTGACCTCGCAGCTGCGAGCGCTCCTGCACGATCGCGAGGGAACGAGTGTTCTCCTCGTCCGTGAGGTTGCGCTGGTTGTCGGATCGCGCGGCGGTGAGGATGCTCTGTCCCTCCGCGTCGAGCGCGCGGAAGCGCGCGTCATGGGATGCTCGCTGCGCTCGGAGCTGAGCGAGCAGCTGTTCGAAGTCCACGGGGACTCCTTTCTCGTGCAGGTGGCACGGGGTTGGGTGCGCGATGCGGCTCGCTCATCTGGCGCCGGCCGTCGTCTTCTGCGTTGGTCCGGGGGCGCGCGCAAGGAACCGCTCGTCCGGGTGGCCGAGCGGTGGTCTGAGGGTGCGGCTAGGAAGCCAGGTCGTTCACGAGGAGCGCCTCGGCGTACGACATCGCGCGCACCGCGGGCGGTTCGACGGGAGCCGGCTCATCGACGATGGTCATGTCGGCGGTGTTGTCGCTGACTCCCATCAGGCGCTCGTTGGCGCGCTGAGCGAGCTCGCGCAGGACGGGCACGGGGAAGTCGTCGTCGAGCGCTGCGAGAGCCTGCTTCGCGCGGGCTGCGATGGACGTGTTGGGGTTGGCTCCGAAGTTGACTGCGGAGACGTCGCCGCGGTCGAGGTCGACCTCGAGGATGCGGTACTCGGTGTAGTCCGGAGACCAGACGCCGCGGACGATGCGGAACGCGAAGCTCATCTGGTCGATGTCACCGTCGGCGATCGCGAGCGCCAGGTCCCTGACGTCGCCGCGTTCGGGGTTGCAGAACGCATCGGACGTGAGACCTTCGTCCGTCGCGGCGAGCTCGAGCGTTCCCGACTTGGTGCGGGCCATCGTCGTGCCGCGGTGGTTCAGGAGGAACGCGACGTCGGGGGATGCGGCCAGCGTG